TATACCAGTAGCATCTTGTAATAGTAGTTCAGTTGGATTAGTTGTTAGGTTGTTTGTAGGATATATTATATGTTGTACGCCTGAATTATCTACCCATGATAACCTGACATAATTAATATAATCTTGAGGTATTGGAACAGATAAGCTTGGTGGTATAGTTAATTCTTGTGACTTAATACTTTTTAAAGTATCATAACTAAACTCTTGTAATCCTCTTTTAGCATGAAATATAACATCAGATCTTTTTACTCTAGGTATTGCTTTATCCATACCTACATAACCAACCATAAAGTTGTTAACTATGTCAGTTAAGCTAATATAAGCGTATGTATTGTAATTCTTATTTATAGCTGACTGCTTTAACTGAACGTAAACGTTAGTAGCTGTATATGTACCAGTTAACGTTAATGTATTAGTTATATTGTTAGATACATAAGATAAATTTTCTGCTTGCGCAACTCCATCTAAATATATTTCGTAATTTGAAGCTTGACTTATTTGAGCACCAGCACTATTATAAGCACTGACTACTGCAATGTCAAAAGTACATGTAAAAGTAGGGTTAGTTGCACTTGATAAGGCAGAAAATAATTGCTGACCTGAATAATATTGTGAATTACTTTGTTGCATTAAACCCATGTCTTATGTTTTTTCGTTTTGAGTATCTTGATTTAGCTGTGATGTAGCAGCTTGAATTATAGCTTGGTCTTTTATTATAACACCAGCATATTGTAATATTTTTAATATAAGCTCTGTTTGTTGCATATCGCTTATTTCAAAATTAACAGATCCACCGGTTGGTATAACAGGTGTTAAACTAAAACCTGATGTACCATCCCAGACATATTGACCTAAAGTACCTACACCATAAGCCCATACAGGATCAAGAGGTTTTCTTATATAATTAAAACCTATGTCAGAATTTGCTGGGCTAGTCACAGCTGGATAAACCGTTAATTTATTTTGTTGATAAATAGCTATTGGATGATTAACACTTGGTTGAAGTATTGGTGAGAGTGTTTGTTGGTGATACTCTCTTTTACTAACTATTTCTATTTCAGGAGCACCTACAGCTTTTTCGTAAAAAGCAGAACCAAATCTATGTAGGTTAGTTGGCAAAGTGTAAACATTACCAGCGGCATTAGATGCAGACGCATTTACTTCAAATATTTGAAACTCGTCTTTTATTTTGTCCATACGAGAAGCAAATTCTACATCTGTTTTTGGCATACGTATATATTGGTTATATTGCTCAAAAAAATCTTCAAATATTTCTAGTTGAGCTTGTGCTGCTACTTTGTTAAATTCATCTGGTGTTAAATAACCTCTTTGTTCTTTATTTAAAACCGTTAACACTGTAGTATAAACCGTATTTACGTTCACTGCCATTTTAATATTTTTAAAAAGAGGTTACTTGATGCAACCTCTTTATTTATAATCACTTGTTATTTTAACTTTTTCTGTATTGATTTATAAACCTCAACACCTTCGTCAGTCTTTAAATAAGCTGCAAAAGCAGAATAAGGATTTTCATCAAAAGGAACAGTCATAAGTTTTTTCTTATTACTTGCCCAGGATATTGTTCTTTGATCTTGTGCTAGGCTAATAATACCAGCTTCAGAAGCTTTAACAGCAAAATTTCTTAACTGTACATTTTCATCATTTGCTAATTCTAAGAACAATACAGGGTTTCTTTTAGCAAATACTAGTATATCACGCTTAAGTTCCTTAGAACTCATCTTAGACACGTTAGAACCAACTTCAACTCTCAATATAGCCTCAGCATGGTCAACATCTAGCTCTCTAGCAACTGAAAGAGCTTGAAACTCATGTTCTATGTCTTCTAAATCATCAGTAGCATTAGCTACAATATCTAATTCTTTATATCTTTTGTTTTTATGTGGGTGATATAAAGACAATAATTTTTGTAATGCTTGCTTTTCTTTAGGTACAAACAATGTACCATGTTCAAAAATAATATGCTCTAAAGTTGCTTGTCCTTTTTGTTCATCAACAAATGGACTATTTTGGTTAGACGCATATCTTAATTCTCTTTGCATACCTTTTTCTTCGTCAAACCATAATAATGGAAATCTTCTTGTATGCTTAGATGCCAGCGTATAAGTCAATGGCGATCTATCATTTGTCAAATAATAGTTTCTATCTTTTATTTGCCAAGTATTTTTTACTTCTTTTTCTTTTGTTTTCATAATATAATATAATATAATAATTAATAAAGACCCCGCCGAAGCGGGATCTTATATTTATTTGTTATTAGTTTTCACTAACTGTAACCGAAGCAACAGTTTGAGCCAAACTAACTGGTACCATTCCAGCACCACCACCAGCTGTACCAACAGCCTCATTCAAAGCGTCAACATCTGCTTGAACAAAGTTGTTAGTATTTGGAACAATAGTAACCTCTAATTGCTTAGCAGCAGAACTACCAGCAGTAATATAAGTTACTATTATTGGTTCTGGAGATCCAGATCCTGCAAGTTTAATTGAACCTACATTTTCAGCTGACAAAATATCAAATGCAGTGCCAGCTTTTTTCAATTTTACATATCCCATAATTTCTATCTTTTAAATGTTAAACAATAATTAAGATGTAAACAATACAAAATTGTTAGCAGCTTGTGTTACTAAACATCTTTCAGATAGATAGTGTACTTCCATAGCATCAAGAGAAGAAGTGTAAGCACCACCGACAGAACCAGTGATCCATGACTTCATTCTTCTATCATCAGTTTCAGAAGCTCTATATCTTACGTGTAAGAAAGGACGTCTGATGTTTGATCCTAACATTTGATCATAAACTGTAGAAGTTCCAGCAGGAATTAATACACCTTTGATATTGTCAACCATACCTCTAGTAGAAGCATCGTTTAAATATTTCCAGTCAGTTTTATAGAAGTCATAAGAACCTCTTCTAAAACCAGAGAAACCAAAGTTAAGAGCCATTTCTGATTCATTATCAAATAAACCGTAAGAAGCAGCTTGTGTAGAAGAATAACCACCACCAGCTTGAGCAGCAATCATGTCGTCAAAATCAAGAGCAGTAGCTCTGTCTAAGAATAACATATTTTCTTCAATAGCTCCTTGTAAGTCTAATTGAGCTAAGATAGCATCAAAATCTCCTAATGCACCAGCTCCAGGAGCAGCAGCACCAGCAAATCCAGAATATACATTACCTCTAGCATTTAAAGCAGCGAATAAACCTTCAGTACCTTTTCCAGAAGAAGCTAATCCGTGATCAGCAACACCAGAACCAGCAGCAGCAAGTTCACCTTCAACCATCGCCATTTCAAGATAATCTTCATATCTTAATCTAGTTTCTGATTCAGCTTTCATATACCATAAATATCCAGAAGTACCATCTTCAGTAGCAACTTCGATCCAACCGATTTGAGCAGTATCAGATCCGTTAACGAAATACTTATCTTTAATAATGATAGGTCTATTATTATATTGAGTAACTTGTGGAGTTACAGAACCAATCATTCCTTCAGTTCCTTTAGCAAAATCAGATCCGTATACAAATACTTTTAATCCTGTATCAGCTAAACCTTGGAAATCAGCAGCAGTATAAGCAACAGCTTTGAAAGTAAACGTACCAGGAGCAGGAGTAGCATCGTTAGACGCTTCAATTACTAAACCTTTTAACGTATTTCCAGAAGCTGGATCAAATACAACAATAGTTTGATTAATTCTTACAACTACTTCATTTGGAGCAGCACCAAGAGGAGCTTGAACTGTAAAAGTAGCGTCAACACCAGCGTTGTCAGTTTTAGATACATTATCATAACCGATATGTAATCTATTTTGTTCAGACCAAATTACTTGATCAGAGGTCATTGGCATTTCAGCGCCAACCATTCTTAAGAAACCTGATAACGTTCTGTTACCAAATCTCTCTACTTCCTGCTCATAAAGCTCAGGTAAGTATTGTTGAGCAAAGTCCGCAAAATTCGCACCAGCCTTGTCATTCCACTGTAAATAGTTAGTAGATAATATCGACATATCTGAAGTAGGCGAAAGTCCGGCATTTGTTACCGTGAATTGTCCCATTTTAATTGAGTTTTATTTTTTTCTTATTTTTAATTTATCACTATTGGCACCTGTAACAGCTTTTATTTTCATGCCATTTAAATATAAAGCACCCGGATCAGGAGCAGTCCTTGGCGAGTTATTTATATTTTTGGATTTTGCATACTCAGTTTTAACCGCGTCTGCTTTGCCCTGTTCATAAAAATGATTTGCAATAGTGTCTATGTTTTGAGCCGCAAACAAAGATTTGTGATAATTACTTAAATCTGTAATGGCACCGTCTTCATTTAAGAACTTCTTAAGAAAATCAGCAATGTCATTTTGACTTTTCGCTAACTCATTTGGATTTGGAACTTGATACTTAACTGTCTTATCTCCTAACTTAAAATCAAAACCTTTGAAATCATCATTAAAAAATTTAGTTGTTCTATCAACAAAATCCTCTCGAGTTTTATTAACTTTTTCTTGTTCGCTATTATATCGATTGAAAAAATCCATAGCTTTCTTTTGTTCAACAGTAAGATTAGAGTTCAACTTGATCTCATCATAATACTTATTTTTTGTTTCATCTAGAAACCTACGGGCTTTAGCAACCTCTTCCTTTATACCAAGCTTACGCTTACGTATAGTCTTTTCATCGTCTTCTTCTTCATCGTATGCAAATTGATCGTTTAACATAAATTCGATCTCTTCCATATTTAAATGAGGTTTAGACTGTTTGTAAAATTCTTTTAATAAAGTAACATCATCTACTTTAGAGTAATCTGCATTTAATCTAACATAATCTTCTACAGAACCTCCTGTTTCTTCCATGAACGAAACTAGTTTTTCAATATTTTCAGGAAGCGGTTTACCTGTTACTTTTTCGTCTCTTATAGCTTCTTTTAATTCTTGTGTAGTTTCTTTAACTTCTTCTTTTACTTGTTCTTCTTTAACTTCTACTATAGGAGATACTACTTCTTCGGCGGGCCGTACTTCTTCAGCCACTTCTTTGCCACTTGCCTCGTCTTTCTTTTTTTCGACAATAACATTGCTATCATTTGTCTCGGGTGTTTGAACGGCATCTTCTTGTTTTTTAGATAAATCTATTTTATTAGCAACTTCTTCTTTTGAGTTACTTAACCTTTTCGGTCTTTTTTTCATTTTAAACTCACCTTCTTGTGGTATGTTTTCTTTATTTTCCATGATATGATATTATATAATAAATAGCCAAGTATTAACTAGGCATTTCAAAATTAGTTGGCATAGTGCCATCTTGTCTCTGCTGTATCATTTGACTTTGTTGAGTTGCTTGCATTTCTGTTCTTTTATCTTTACGATCTTCTATTAAAGCTTCTTTTTCTTTCATAGCTTGAACTTCCATTGCTTTTAACTCTCTGTCAAAACCATACTGTAATTCTATTATTTGTTTTTTAATTTCAGCTTCAGTTTGAATTTTTTGTAATTCTAACTGAGACTTACCTTGTTCTATTTGTAAAGTTGTTTGTGCTAAAGCTTGTTGTTTTTGTACCTCAGCCATAGCAGCTTTTTCAGCGGCTTGTGCATTAGCATCTGCTTGAGCTTTTATATTAGCTAAATTATTTTGTTGATCTTTTTCTGCTTTTTGTTCTTGTTTAAGCTTTAATAATTTATTTGCTAATTTTAAATTTTTAACTTCTCTTATTTCAATAGCATCTGGAAGACTAATACTTTGTTGCTGTAAAGCCATCTGTATATTTTGTTCAAGCATTGCTTTCTCTTCTTCGTCTGGTTCTATTTCTAAATATATACCAAAATCATAAAGATGTAAGTTTTGAACTTCTTCTAATGTTTTTACATTATAAAGACTTATGCTATCTATAAGACTTTCTCTTAATAAATCAAACTGTATACTATCAGCAACTCTTAAAGATATATTTTCACAAGCTCTTAATGTTAAAAATAAACTCGCATTTAATATATGCTTAGTAGCAACATTTGAGTTAGCAGCTGCGAGTTTTTGTAGACCAACTAATGACTGCTTATCTGGTAATGTACCATCTCTTGCTTCATTTAAACCGGTTACATCTCTAATCATTTTAAGGTAGTACTCATAAGTTGATATAAGAGAATTAATTTTTTGTCCGCCTGAAGATGTAGCTAATTCTTGTATTGGAACTTTACCTTGGTTAATATCACCATCTTGAGTCATTGATCTACCAACAATACTACCAGTTTGAAAGTACATATTTAAAGCTTCAGCTGGGTTATAATTAGTACCATTACCTAGATCAACCTCTGCTAATCCATCTACATCCATGAATACACCGTCTGGAACTGTTCTAGAAAGTACTTGCTGCAGTTTTAACGATGTTATTTGTATCATGTCTGCAAAACCTATCATACGCTCAACTAAAGACTCTATACGTCCTTTATATGTGTGAGGAGCAACTAACTGATAATTCATATTTACTTTAACAGTATTACTAAAAGGCCTTGTCATATTTTCAGCTATCTTCCACTCTAACATTATATCGTGACCTAATATTTTAGCACCACTATATAACATTTCAATAGATCTTGAAACTCTATTAAAATTATCACTAGGCGGAGGATTAAAGTTGTCAGTCTTTTCTAATGCTTTTTCTAAACCTTGATCTGTATATTTTATTTTATATACTTGATCAGAATATGTTTTGTATTCAAAATATAAAACTTGTACAGTGTTATTATTATCTTGCCCGTCGTAATTTCTTAAATAATTACTATTACCTGGATATTTCTGTATTTGCTCTAGCTCTTGATCGCTTAGTTGCGGAAACTCTTTTTTAAGTTCTGGTAAGCTTATATTTTTAACTTCACCAACATAATATATATCTTCAAAGTTAGGATCTTCTGTATAAGACCAAACTAGATTAGCTGGATCAACATAATCAACTACAATACCTTCTGATTTATTCCAACTAGTTTTTACAGCTCCTATACCTAATACAACTAAATCTCTATTAAATCTATTTCTAACTAATTCAAATTTATTTTTAGCTAAAGTGTTTTCAATAAGTTCTTCTTCTGCTATTTCTTC